GTCAAAGGTTGGACTTGTTCTTATGAAGGGTCCATCTGCATTCGTTGAAAAAGAGGAGCTCTGGTTTAAAGATGTCAATGTAAATGAAGGTGATTGGGTGATGTTTCGGCCTTCTGACGGGTGGCAAATCAACATAAACGGCACAAAGTGCCGCATAATGGATGATATTCACATTCGTGGGAAGATCACAAATCCCGACAATGTCTGGTAAAGGATAAATCAAATGGCGAAAAAGAAAGACAATAGGCAGATGGACCTTCCTCTTGGTGATGACACTGATGTAAAAGATAACGATCTTCAGATAATCGCTGAAGAATTTGAAAAAGAGCCTGAGATAAGAATCGAAGAGGCGGAAGAGCCCAATAAAGGTTTGGAGCCTGAAATCGGCATTAACGAGCTGCGTGCACAGCTTGAACAGGAGCGTCAGGCTCGTTTTAATGCTGAAAAGCGTGCAAAAGACGCTGTTGAATCGGCTCGCTCGTCTAAGATGGACGTTGAGCGAACCAATCTGCAGCTGCTGGAGACTGCAATCGAGTCAATTAAGCAGGACAATGCTGCTTTGAAAGCTCGTATGCGGGATGCCCACGCAATCGGCGATACAGACGCCATGTTCGACCTTCAAGAAGCGGTGTCGAAGAACACCTACAAGCTTGAACACATCGAAGATGGCCGCAAACGTCTCGAGAGTCAGATCCGTCAGCCGCAGGCTGAAACTAGCAGCGATCCGGTTGAGGCTCTCGCATCTCAGCTCACCCCGCGCTCTGCGGATTGGGTGCGGCGTCATCCTCAGTGTGTCACAGATCAGCGTTTGTACCAAAAGATGATCGCATCTCACAACCTCGCAGTTGCGGATGGGTTCGCTCCGGACAGCGATGAATATTTTGAGGCGATCGAGAGCACAATGAAGCTGTCGCCGAAGAGGGAGACTCGCGTTGAAGAAGTTGACGAGCCTTTCTCTGAGGCTGCTGCTCCGACAAAAGCACGCACCAGCCCTCCGGCTGCGCCTGTTTCACGCACAGCTTCTTCTGGGGCACCACGCCAAAATGTGGTCCGCCTTAGCAGGGATGAACGTGAAATGGCTCAGATGATGGGCATGACTGATCAGGAATACGCCAAGAATAAAATGGCGCTGGTCAAAGAAGGCAAACTCTAACTGATAAAGGTGAATCATGAACGTATCTGAAAAACTTAACGCCTCCAAGCGTCCTGACATGCGCCCTGAATCTCCTGTTGCGGAGGATCCTCGGATTGCTGCTCGCCTCCGTGCAGAACAGATCCGTGGTCACATCGGCAACCTCGATGAAGGCACGGACGAGTTCCGCGCACCTCCGGCACCTCCCGGCTGGGAATATGAATGGAAAACCAAGAAAGTCATGAATCAGGAAAATCATTCCTACATGACTGAACTTTTCCGCACAGGTTGGGCTTATGTCCCCACGAGCCGGCATCCTGAAATGATGCCAGCTGAAGGCAAAGAGTCTGCCATTGAGCGCAAAGGCATGGTGCTTATGGAGCGTCCGAAGGAGATCAATGACGAAGTGCGCGCCATCGAGCTCAACAAAGCTCGCAGCCAAGTTCGCCATAAGGAAGCCCAGCTTTCGGGCACTCCAGAAGGCCAGATGGACCGTACGCTCTCGAAAGTGAGCAAGAAATACGAGCCAATGCCGATCCCTAACGAATAAACTTTGAAAAGGGGCACGATCTTTTGATTTTGCCCCTTTTCTTTTCCTAAAAATTCAAAGATAGTAAATCATCTCCCTCGGTGTGGAGATTTAGACCTTCCCGGTTCTTAGTCGCCCCGGTGTGCGATGATGAGCCTCCTGAATAAGGAGATTCCGTCATGGCGAACACGAATGCGCCTTTCGGCTTCCGTCAGTATAGCGGCACCGGCTCTGCTCCCACTTATGAGCAGGTCCCAATGCGCATCCTCTACAGCAACTCGACCCCGATCTATTTTGGCGATGCGGTTATCCCGCTTTCGACCGGCTACATCGGTCAGGCTACTGCTTCGACGGTTCAGGTTGCCGGCATTTTCGCTGGTTGCAAGTACCTCTCGACCTCGCAGAAGCGCACCGTTTGGTCTAACTATTGGCCTGGTTCGGACGTTGCTTCCACTGCTCCTGACATCGAAGCTTATGTCATCAATGATCCGAACGCGAAGTTTCTCGTTCAGGCTGGTGGCACGGCGATCGGCGTCGCTGCCATCAACGCGAACATCCAGCTCAACGTCGGCACGGGCAATGCCTCCACCGGCATCTCGGGCATGTATGTTGAAACTCCCAACACCACTGCGACGCTGCCTTTCCGCGTTGTCGCTCTGGTCACTGATCCGCCGGGTGCCAATGGTACTGATACTGCTTCGGCATACAATCAGATCATCGTCGCATTCAACTATGCCAGCACGCGCACCACTGATGGCGTCTAAGGGAGCAAGGTAAATGGCTGTAAATCTCAGTTCCATTAAGGACCTTCTGCTCCCCGGACTGCGCGGAGTTGAAGGCAAGTACGAGATGATCCCGTCGCAGTACGACAAGATCTTCACGAAGCATGATTCCAAAATGGCGCTTGAGCGCACTGCGGAAATGCGCTTCTTGGGTCTTGCCCAGCTGAAGACCGAAGGTGGCCAGACCGCCTTCGACAACAGCGCTGGCGAGCGGTTCATCTACAATCAGGAGCACACTGAAATTGCTCTTGGTTACGCGATCACCCGCAAGGCGATCGATGACAACCTCTACAAGACCCAGTTCGCCCCGTCGAACCTCGGCCTTATTGAGTCTTTCCAGCAGACGAAGGAAATCTACGGCGCAAACATCCTCAATACCGCTCAAACCTACAATGGCGCGATCGGTGGTGACGGTGTTGCCCTTTGCTCGTCCTCCCATCCGATTGATGGTGGCACGGTTGCGAACCAGCCTTCTATTCAGGTCGACCTCAACGAGGCCACCCTGTTGAATGCGATGATCGCGATTCGTACCAACTTCAAGGATCAGGCGGGCCTGAAGGTCTTCGCTCGCGGTCGCAAGCTAATTGTGCCTCCGCAGCTTGAGCCGGTTGCCATTCGTCTTACCAAGACTGAGCTGCGCCCCGGCACAGCCGACAATGATGTCAACGCGATCATGATGACTGCTGGCGGTCTGCCAGAAGGCTACATGGTCAACGACTTCCTTACCTCGGCCTTTGCTTGGTTCATGCTTTCAAACATCGATGGTCTTTCCTATATGGAGCGCATCAAGTTTGAAACGGACATGCAGGTCGACTTCGTCACGGACAACCTGTTGGTCAAGGGCTACGAGCGTTACAGCTTCGGCTACTACAACTGGCGTTCGATTTACGGTTCGTTCCCCACTTCGTAAGGAGAAAGCAAAATGGCAATTTCTGCTGTCTCCGGTCCGGTTATCTCTTTTGGGCAGAGTCCTTACCCTGCTCAAGAGTATAATCCAGAACTGGGTCCGTCTCTGTTCTATGCGGGTCAAGGTGTCCTTGATCCGCGCACACCCTTCACGTATCTTCCGGGAAGTGCACCGGGCAACGCTGCAGCTGGTTTTCTGGGTACGACTAACATCACCACCCTGAACTACCAGCCCTACACGAAAGGTGTCGCAGCTATTGCTGCGGCAGCCAACGTCGTGGCCAACACGCCGATGACGCTTGTTTCTTCAAACTCCACGACGACTGGTGTTGCGGTCAGTTCGTATGTTGTCAACGCTAACACGGGCGCTCTTGTGAGCGGTCTTGTTATGCTTGATGGCCTGACCTCGTTCACTGGCGTTGTGGCGGCTGGCGTTCTGACTGTTAGCAGCTTGACTGGGACTGTCATCATCGGCATGACGATCTCTGGTACGGGTGTTACAGCCGGAACGACGATCGTCTCTCAGCTGACTGGCCCAACAGGCGGCGTCGGAACGTACACTGTTGTCGGCTCGACGACGGTTTCTTCCACGACCATCACGGGCGTAACGTCCAACTCGACTTATGGGAACACCTCTTTGAGGCTTCCTTTCGGCTCGAGCGGGACGGTTCAGATGTGGAATCCGCAAGCTCTGTGCGCTCGCACAGTGGCTATCACTGCGGCTGCTTCTGCCTCTGGCACAGTGACCTTCCTCGTTTCTGGCTACGACATCTATGGCGTGCCAATGACGGAGCGGATCGCGTCCACTGCAAGCACTCAGACTGCTGGCAAGAAGGCATTCAAATACATTGCCTCGGTGACCCCGAGTGCAACGGATGCCATCAACTACTCAGTTGATACGCTCGATGTGTTTGGCTTCCCGCTTCGTTCTGACTTCTGGGGCGATGTGATGGTCAACTACAATGCGGCGCTTCTCACTGCAAGCACTGGCTATCTCGCTGCTGTTACGACCAGCCCTGCAACAACGACCACGGGCGATGTTCGTGGAACGTATGCAGTTCAGTCGGCAGCAGATGCTAGCAAGCGTCTGTTCTTCCTTCAGAACCCACCCGTTACGAACATTGGCAGCGTCGCTGGCCTGTTCGGTGTCACGCAAGCCTAAAGGAGGCTTTCATGAAAGGTCGTATTGCTCGTAAAACGGGTGGCGTTGTTCCTAAAAACAGCGCTCCCACCGACATCTACGCTGGTGCCGGCTCCCCGACTGCCAAGGCTGCTGTGAAGCGCAAGGCTGGCGGCAAGGCCATGGGCAACTGTGACGGCGACAAGCCCAAGATGGATATGGGGCGCAAGCCTCGTAAGTCCGGTGGCCGACTCGCTGGCACGGACTGGACAGCTGCCCAGAAGGGCACTGCTCCGGCTGGCCGCAAGATGGACATGAACGTCTAACTAATCTGGAGGCATTTATGACCAAGAAGGAATATCAAAATCCTGAAGGCGGTCTGAATGCCAAAGGAAGAGCTCATTACAAAAGGGAGACGGGAGGCAACCTAAAGCCTCCCGTTTCTCGCGAACAAGCCCAAGATAGTGAGCTTAAAGCAGCTCGGCGTCGAAGCTTTTGTGCCCGTATGCAAGGCATGAAAAAGCAGCTGACCGGAGCTAAAACAGCCAACGATCCAGATAGCCGGATCAATAAATCACTTCGGAAGTGGGACTGCTAAAATGGGCGAGAAACCTTTCTGGGAAAAAGATGCGCCGAAAGATGCAGCATCAAAAAGCCTAGATAAGCGCCAAAAACAATCCGCAAAAGCTAGAGCGCGTGCAGCTGGT